TGTAGTCATGCTCAAGCAGTAAACTGTCGCTTTGAATTACGAAATGAAGATTATCGGTCTCTCCGACTCGTTCGGGGGAGCTGGCAGCTGTGACGTCCTCTAACCAGATGGCCCAAGCATAGCCTGGTGCTAGGAAGGCAGGAGTCCATGTTGTGTTAATGTGCGTGATATACGAACCATCAGACTCCATTGTGAGAATCTCGGCCACGTCTACATTGACTGCTTCTTGGAGCTTAGGATCCCACAAAGGCTCCTCGAAGATAAACCCAGTGTCAGAATATATAGCTTCAACGTACTCAACTCCAGTAATTTTTCTTGTGAGGTCTGACTCTTTATTCAAGGAAATCACACGGTAGATCCTTTTGATCTCAGTGGATAACCCGATCATAAACGGGCAGTATTTTGTAGGAATGCTTGTAAAAGCAGTGGGCACGTCAAACTGATCTGTCACTGTGACTAGTTCGGCCCCTTCGAAGACCCCTGTCTCTGTATCGAAGAACTCTCCAGTCTCTCTGTCCACAAAAACATTCCGCAAGGAAATCTCGGAAGGGACAACTATCCTCTCGACGAGGGTGTCATCATCTAACCTGATTATGATGCTAAAAATATCTGCAGTGGTTACCTCAACCTCTTTATCCAAAGTTATGGTGTCTGCTGTGGCGGACAGGACTCTACCCCCTTCAGACCACTCAGGAGCGTCATGCTGGAAATAAATAAGATCCCCAACTTGGCAGGCAATCGCGTCGATGTCTGCTGTGAAAGAAACAGTTCTCGTTGTCCACTTCGTAGAGTTCAGCCTGAACGCAGCCTCCCTAAGAATCTCGGTTCTAACCACACAACCAAAAAGTCTAATAGAAGTCTTGTTGTCTGGGGTGTCTGACCCATTGTAGTCGGCTGAGTAAGCAGCAATGGTCTGTCTTGTGTAGTCACGGGAGGCGTCAATAAACGAGACCTCAATAGCGTTGGCTTTTTCTTTAGTGGCCAAGTAACTCAGGTTGAAACTCTCACTGACAATATTTCCCACAGTAAAGAGCTGCACAGGCGTTCCGGGCTTGTCAACCACGACTGAGTATATAGAGCCTCGGCGAGTTGGTATAGCTCGGCCTAGTTGCAGAATAATTTGCAGGTTTTGCCAGAGGCTAGAGGCGTTATCCAAATAGATATTGCAAGTATGCCGAGGAAGGTCATCAACCAGCTCGTCGCAGTAATTGGCCATGTCTAAGTATGCCGCAAAGTCAATCCGAGTGTGCGGGATTCCGCCTCCGTACTCTGCATTATGAATTAAATCATAAGCCGCCCAAGCGGGGTTTGTAGCATCCCGTGGCTCGTAGCCAGACAGCTGCGGGTTGTAGACTTGAACTGTAGCCCGCTCGGCCAAACAAGTGAAGACAGGTTCGGATCCAGACAGCTGGTCTGTAGCGAGGGCTGATACCGCGTACTTTGCGAGTCCGGGGTAAATCAAGTTTTGGTAAATGATCTCAGTACTGGCAGCCCAGAAAACAGAATTTCTAACATACTGACTGGCGCTCTCTATGTCTGCTCTCCTGACCCTGACGTGATAGTCGCTTGGTGCTAAGCCCGTGATGGTGACCGTCTTTCTCAGAGGTGCTGTGTTGTTCCCAGTTATCACTTGCGCTGGGTGGACAGTCCATGTGGAGTCAACAACCCTCTTGTATTCAATCACGAGGCTAACTGAGGTGGCTACGGTATACCCTTTCTTTATGTAAGTGGCGAATAACCCCCCGGGGAAAACAAAATCTAGTCTCAGGGCCTCGACAGCATTCCCCGAAGTAACGATCTGGTGAGTTGCTGGTGTTAACTTTACACCCACAGATGTTATCGTGGGGATCTCATCAAAGCCGGGAACCAAAGCATCGTTCTCAGTCCCCAAACGGGTGTATGTAGAGATGCCCCGAAAAAAGCTGACAGACTGGTCGTTAATCCTAATATCCGTAATTGAGTCAAGGGGGCCATGACCTACTGCCATCATGATGTTTAGGATCTGATTATTGCCACTTGGTGTGATGCTCTTTGACAAGATCTGACCTGAAACCTTGTGGGTACCATACAAAATTGGGATAGGGTGGCCCTGACCCTTTGTGGGTTGCAGACGCCCCCAGCCGTAAGTAGGCGACTCATTAAACGAGTCGTTTCCTATTCTTGACATATCAGGTGCTGCAGGGGGGAGAACAGCATTAATCAGGAAGTTCCCTCCCGCGCTGACCGCAGCAGCAGCAACGTAACCCCAAAACACTGGATACGTTACGGCTATCCAGATAGCAATAACTGTCACAACAAGTCGCAAAATTGTGCCTAAAGAGTCCTTTCGAGGGACAGGACAGCAGGCTATGTAAGATCCGGCCTGAATAACATAATCTTCAGGTACAGGGGCTCCGTTGACGGTAACAACCCAATCAGTATCATCAATGGGAGGTAACTCGGCTTGGACCTCTGCAACCGGAAGTCCCGCCAAAGGGATCTCAATATCAACGGCGTCACTTTCCGTTCCGTTAAAAGGATTGCGTATGATTAGTAGTTTAGCCCACATAGCGGTAAAAACCCTCTATCTTATTTTTAAACACAGGATCGTTCAGCCTCGTGATAATAACCCCAGTATTGCTTAAAGACTGAAGAAATATACCCTCGCCAATACAGACGCCGCAGTGACTTACGTACTTCGGGTTCTGGCGCATCGCAACGACACAAAGGTTTTCTGGGGAGTCCAGTTTAAGCCAAACACTCTTCTCTTTTTTTATCTCCCTAGCAATGACTAAGCTTATCTGCTTACACTCGTCAACTCCGATGGAGTAACCCTGCAGAGAGATACCATTGCGTCGATAAACTTCTCGCACCAAATTCCAGCAGTGCAATTCAGAGAATGGTGTACCAATAAGATCACTGTAATCCATTATAAATAAACCCCCTCGTTAAGCCCGATTCCCGGCTGACCACCAAAACGAATTAAATTTCCCAACTCTTCACATCTTCCCATGGTTCGATTACAGTTACCTTCTGCACCAGAGTACCCGCATAGGGACCCTTTGAACTCCTTGTATCTACAGTGGTTCGTCAAGTACCTTTGCCGAGGGCTGCGCTGCATCAAGGGATTTTCAGCCCCCAAAGTAAACACAATCCACTCGGTGCCGACATTGCAACCCACAATGTCCGCGATGTCTTCAAAAACTGGGGTAACCTCGTCCAGATGTTCCGAGTGAACCACCAAGAGGCGAGTGGTTGCCCCCTCACCCCCTTGATGTCTGTCCACTAAAGCAGCAAAAGCTCTGCCTATGTTGCTTACTTTAATGGAGTAAGAAGGTAAGGTTCCTTGACTATCCTCAGACACTGGGTCTAAGTCAAAAGAAAAGGCCTGCCAAGTTTTGGACTCCCAAACTACGTCTTCAGTGTTGAGCGCCAAATTTACAAGCGCCTCCCCAGGGAAGGCCACCTCCAAAAAGACAAGCCAAGCCCCAGTTGTGGCTATTTTGTTTTTCTCTGCAATGATGGCTGAGGATAGAGTAAGCATGCCTACAATTCCTCCAGCTCAACAGCCGTATACCAGTGCAAGCCACGATACACAAACTCAGGCCGCTCAAGAAATCTGACATCGTGGGTTTCTCCAGTAACTGGATGGATCCAATTAAAGTTTCCAGAAGTCCCGACCAGCGCGATGAACTCAATAAGCAACTGATAATCAGGATCAAGCATCTGGCTGTAGTCACAGGAGAGCACGTTAGGAACTCTGGAGTACCTTTTCCTAGTAATAACATACCCAGACTCAGTAGCCGTTCTTAGGTCAGAATTTTTAGCAACCTCACTTGGCCTGAACCCAAGCTCCCCTGAGGGCTTAACTATTAGATTTGGAAAATCAGCCATTAGATACCCCCCTTCAAAGCTCTTTTCATAGGCCCATTCTGTGCCATGTCTCTTAAAAAGACGTCGATGACCAGCCCGTTGACATCTAAACGAGATCTGCTCTCGGCCTCTTTCTTCTCTCCATTCTGATTATACACGTTAACTGTGACAGGAGCCATCTTTGTTTGGCTACTTTCCGTAGCAACACCCAGCTTGCCGTCACGCCCGCGCTTTAACGGAAGGATAGCCTCATCACCGTCCTCTCCCATCAGCCCAATGCCGTTGGCAAAAGGAAACACGGTAGGCTTATTGACCACGGTTCCAGAGTAGTCTGAAAGAGCTTTGTGAGGGAATACATTTCCGTTGGCACTGTTCACGGTCCTAGCTGTGCTGACATCCCCAGTAAACTCAGGAACGGTAGCCTTTGTGGCACCTGAACCGAAACCCCCGAAAGAGCTGGCAGCGAAATCAGATACCAAACCAGCCAAGGCTTGTCTGTATAAGAGGCGCGTTACATCTTCAATCATGTTATCGACCATGTCTCTGAAGTTGAGCTTTCCAGACTTGGTAAACTCAACTAAGGCGTCTTCCATCCCTTGGAAGGCTCGGGTAACCACATTCCCAACCTGAGAGAAAACATCCGTAGCTTGAAAAGCGTAATCGGCTAAAGACTTTTCTATTCCGGCTGACCAGTCTCCCCTCAGCTTTTGTTCCTGCCTGTAGTACTCCTCAGCAGCCTTAGTCTGCTTGTCATAGGCTTCCTGTACCAAGGTGTACTGATAGCTACCAGCAGCTACCTGAGCGTCTTGAAGAGCTTCAACCGCCCTTGCTCTGTTGCGGTCAATCGCAAGGAGCTTATCGGCTTGGCGAACCTCTGCCTCGTTTAACACAGCACGTCCAGCCAACTTGCTGGCGTTGTCCGCGAGGTCAGCTGCAACATCCCTAACTCCTTGAAGCGAGGCTTTGAACTTATTGGTACGGGCGATATCTACTTCTGCAGCAAGGAGTGGCTCATATAACTTTTTGCCCCTCAACTGGTTCAGCTTATTGGCTTGAGTAGCTACCCTAGACAGAGCAGAAGCAAGAGCAATCTGAGCTGACTTGTCCTTTTCGTTCTCCTCTGCAAACTGCTTGGCAAACGTAGCCTGCTCCTTAAGTAAGTCTAGCTTCTTTGCCGCCTCGCCAATCCGCAAAGTGAGATCCGAAGATCTTAGTTCTCTGGACTCTGCAATAAACTGCTCTTCCGAGATAGTCTGAGCCCGAAATTTAGCAGAGAGCAAACCCAACTCATTTGCGTTCGCGCTGGCTCTCATCTGCGTTACGGACTGAATAGCCTCTCTCTCAACCTTAATCTCTTGTTGCCGATGCCACTCTGCCAGTGCTGCGACCTTTGGGTCAAAGAGAGAGTCACCCTCACCTTCAGCTCCGCCTGCTCGAAAGTCTTTGACTGCACCCTTTGCTTTGGTGAACGCTGACTTTATATTGCCGATATTCGCCAGTAGAGCACCGAGTACCTGAGGAGCACCAAGGCTTACGAGACGCTCTTTTAACTCTGTGGCCCCCTCGGGAGTCTGTTCCATTAGGTTCTTTAGACGGAGAAGATTGCCAAACAGAGGACCGAGTACGGTGGGAGCACCCACTGCTATCAAGGACTCTTTAAGCTCTGTGGCTCTCTCTGGGGACCGTTCCATCAATTTTTTTAGACTGAGAAGGTTGCCCAGAACAGGACCAAGTACGATGGGAGCTCCCAAGCTTACGAGAGCGTCTCGAAGCCCTATAGTCTCTGTCTTAGCCTCCTTAACTCGCCTCTTCATGTTCAGGAGGTTTCCCAGTAAGGGGCCGAACACTTGAACAGTCCCTAAGTCCACTAAGGCCTCTCGGGCCTCCACAACTTTACTTGTGGTCCAAACAAGTCCCTGAGCAATCAGTGCCAAGTCATCTATTAAGGATCGGAATGTACCGTCGGCAATCGCGGCCCTTACCACGGTCAGCAACCCTTGCATCTCGCCGCTGGCGTCGGTAAACGCTGCCGCCATCTCGGTTGCAGCCTCAGCCTTGAGGATCTTCCACATCTCCTTGGTTGTTTTACTTAACTCGGCAAAGATCCCGTCGATAAAAGTGAGGGAAGCACCAGCGTCTTCGATACCAGCAACTAAGGATCTAAAGCTGAAAGTACCATCATCTATGGCATGGGACATGGCCCGAAGTCCTGCCACACCACCCTTAAGAGCTCGTAGATTGAATATTCTATTCAGAGCATCAATTCTGGCCTCGTTTGAGAGCGGGGCTAACGACTCCCCTAAATCCTCAAACATTGTAGTGAGGTCTTTCAGCTGTCCCGATTCTGTGAAAGCACTAAAAGGAACACGTAGCTTCTCCATCGACACCTTCAGGGAACCAGACATGGTCTGTAACCTAAGCATACCAGTTCGCAAGGAGGTTGCTGCTTTTGTTCCCTTAATCCCCATGTTGGACATGAAGCCGAGCAAAGCTGTGAGTTCCGCGAACGTTGCGCCAGTCAAAGGCCCCAATTCCGTGGTATGAGCCAGCATGGAGTTTAGCTCCCCAAAATCGAGCGCTGTTTTCAAGGCGGCGAAACCCATCATATTCGCGGTCTCTGCAAGACTAGAAACTCCTCGCTCGGAGCCAACTGCAGCCACACCCCAAGCCCGATACTGTGCTGCCACCCCTTTGGTGACCAAAGATAACTCCTCTTGAGCAACTGTTGCCGTCTTTGACATGGCGGCAATTTCTGCTGTTGCTTGAACAGAAGAGAAACCTGCTTTAACCAATTCTTTTGAAGACTCGGCCAGCTCGCTGGCTGTGTGAGAGAGACCTCTCATCGCCAAGAAATGAGATTGGACGTCCTCTAAAGACATACTGTAATCGCCTGTTGCTTCCGCCAAGGCGTTCATAAACACTGTTTGGGCCTCGAACTCAGCCGACAGCTTGATCCCTTTTATAGTGGAGGCTACTGTAACGAAGGCTCCCATGAGTGGCAGAATCTGACCGTAAGCCATCCAAAGGCTACCGCCAGCACCTGCAGCGCCTCTCGTTGCGTCTCTGAGGGCACTGGAGCTTGCTGTTGTGGCATTTAATGCGGGGACCAGCTTAGTGGTCAAAGAACTTGCAAGCCCGTTAGAGACGGCTATTGCCTCCACTTCGGCCCTAGTCATGGATCCCAGAGCAGCAGCAGAGTTAGCTGCGGCTAAGGCCTGCTGCTTCAGCCCGAGAAGAGCCGCAGGAGAGACAGCCGATGAAGCCCTAGCCGCGATCTGCAGGCTGAGTGACTTAGCCCTGGCTGAGTTAAGAGCAGCCGTGGCTTCGATCTGCAGTTTTTTGTGTCCGAGCCTGACAGCCTCTGCTGTAGAAAGCTTACCTGAAGCCACAGCCTCTGCCAGCAAGGTTTGAGTCAAGGCCTTTTCGGCCAAAACTTGTTCGTTTGTTTTTATTAAAATAGCAGATTTGATAGATACTTGCTTAGTGAACTCTGCATCCAAAGCAGACACGACACCAGCCAAAGCTTGGAGGTTTTGAGCGTGAACTTTGTTAACCCAAGACAAGGCGGACATCTGATCAAGGTTGGTTTTTAGCGTAGCTTTTTGAGCCGTGATTGCAGCAGAGTACCCTTTGGTAACCGCCGCAAGCTTTGAATAACTTGCCGTTGTAAGGTTTAGTTTTTGACTGGCAGCAGCAGCAGCAGCAGACGCACCTTGCAGACTGACTGTCGAGGCGTCGGTGGCTACCTTAGACTTCTGAGTAGCAAACTCAAGAGCCCGTACTGTGGTGGTCAACTCTCTAATCGCAGTTAAGCTCGGCACCTGACTGGCACCGAGCAAAGCTTTAAGTTCAGCTGTAGCCTCCTTTATTTGGGTAAGGCCAGCTGTATCTGCGGTTATGACGAGGGTTAATGTACTCATGTGGGTTGGCTCCGTTCTTGTCGGTCAGCATAGTCAGCTAGATAAGCGTTATCAAGCTCTTCTGTAAACCTCAATAGTCTTCTCA